GAGTTGGTTTCTTTGGTATGGACGACTCAACAGGTAAGTTTGTAGCTTTATCAAGTGCAACAGATTCTTCAAGTACCTTTACTGGTACTGCAATGAATGGTGTGTTTGGAAACTTAGAATTAGCAAATGCGTCCTTAAGTGGAAGTATTAACAACTATGCTGGTTCAGCTCCAACAGACGGACAAGTTTTAATCGGAGATACTTCTTCGGGATTATTTGACGCAGCTACACTAACTGCTGGTGAAGGTATTGATATCACTAATGGTGCTGGTGCAATCACAATTCTAGCAGAAGATGCAACAACCTCTAATAAAGGTATTGCAAGTTTTGATTCAAACCAAGTAACCATTTCAAGTGGTGCGGTAACAATAGTCGATGCAAGTGTAACTGTTAAAGGTTTAGCTTCATTTAATACAAATGAATTTACAGTATCCAGTGGCGCAGTTTCAATAACTGCAATAAATGGCGGAACTTTTTAATTATTAAAATAGGGTAATACATGGCAACAGTCATAACGTTCAAGAAGTCATCGACTCAGAACGCTGTTCCATCTCTCTCAGACTTAAGTCTAGGTGAGTTGGCAGTTAACACCTACCACGGTAGGTTTTATACAGAGAAGAATGACGGTTCGGCTGCCATTGTAGAAGTTGGTTCTAATCCAGCATCATTCACTATTAATGACGCAATAACGTTCCCAACTTCCGATGGTACTTCCGACCAAACTTTAGTCACTGATGGCAGTGGGGTTATCACGTGGGCAGACCAAAGTGGCGGTGGAAGTTATGGTACAGGAAACACTTTTACTTATACTCTTACAGGCACAACAACTGTAATTTCGGGTAATGACGATGATGGGCAAGCATTGTTATACGATATTGGAAAGGAAGCGGTCTATTTAAATGGTGTATTACTCCAAGACGGTGGTGTTGATTACGCAACAAGTTCATCATCAGTAATAACCCTTCAAGCAAATGGTGAGAGTGGTGACGTTGTTTGTATCAAAACACCTAAACAGCCAGGAGCATTAGTTGAGACTTCATCTTCAGCATTAACAAGTACCAGTTCAAACCAAACTATTCTTTCGATTGCTTCTGCTGGTGCAAAGGCAACCAAAGTATCATTAACTGCAGTACACTCAAGTGGTTCACATTCATGTGAAATAGTAATGGGTAATGACGGAACCAATGGTTTCTTTTCACAGTTTGGTGATGTAACAACTACGGGTGGATTCTTGTATGATTTATCCACAACAGTATCAAGTGGTAATCAATTACTTAGAGCAACGCCTGCTAATACTAATACTACATTTTTTATAACATACACTAGACTTCCTGCTTCTAAAGACGGGGAATTAACTACAACAGCTACAACTGCAGACCAAACTCTTGACTCACAATCAACTGCATACGAAGGATTAAAATATTCACTTGTAGCTACACACGCAACCGAAGGTACTCATGCATGTGAAGTTGTTGTGGGTACAGACGGAACCAATGCTTTTTACTCACAATATGGTGATGTTTTAACTGATGATGTTATGTTCTCACTAAATACATCGGTCAGTGCAGGCAATACCAATCTATTAGTAACTCCTGTAAATACAAATACTACGTTCTATTGGGACGTATCGAAAAGGGGTGAATAATGCCTAAGTCATTAGCATTCAAACTTGCAGAAATTTCAAGACATATCTATTATGATACTGCTAATGATGATATCGTAGTAAGTAAAGAATTAGTTTCCTCAAGAAGAAAGTCGGGTTCAGTAACAACTACAGCAACCACACTAACTACATTAGATTCATATGCAATTGCATCATATACAACTGCAAGATATATTGTTTCTATAGTTCAAGGTAGTAATTATCATTCTACAGAGATTGTTATATCTCACAATGGAACAACTGCAGACATTCTTGAATATGGTACTTTAACATCTGGCTCTGAATTAGCAACATTCACTGCAGATATTAACAACAATAATGCAAGATTACTCATAACTCCTGCTTCCTCAACATCAACAGTGTTTAAATTTGATAGACAATTGGTTGAAGCTTAATCTTACACCGCCTAATTTTTATAAATAACAGTAGACATTTTAAATAATGCTGTGAACTGGGATAGTGAACAGTAAACGGAGGCGAACAGCGTGGCTGCAAAGAATTTTCATGTAAAAAACGGACTGAGTATCGGGGTTACTGAGGTAATCGACAGCTCGGGTCTAATAAAAACAGCTGCACTAGGAAGTGAATTTAACGAAAAGGTTGATGACAGAGTCAATGCACTATTAGTTGCTGGGACTGGAATCACAACCACATATGATGATAGTGCGGGCACATTAACAATCAACGGACAAACTGGAGACGTAACTGGCGTAACTGCTGGCAATGGTCTTTCGGGTGGCGGTACATCGGGTGATGTATCTCTTGCTATAGATTTAAACGAACTTACTGAAACTACAGTAGATGTTACAACAGATAGCATTGCAATTGTAGACGCAACAGATAACTCAAGTAAGAGAGAAACAATCGCAGATTTAGTATCTGCTATGGCGGGTACAAATTTAACCGCAACAAATGGAGTACTATCTTCAACCGCAGACCTTACAGCAGTAACTGCTGGAGACGGTTTATCGGGTGGTGGTACAACAGGTAACGTTAACCTTGCGGTAGACTTAAATGAACTAACAGCAGCTGCTGTAGATGTTGCGAATGATAGTTTCCCAATTATTGATGCTGGGGACAATTCCTCTAAAAAAGAATCAATTGCAGACTTAGTAACTGCAATGGCAGGAACAGGTGTTTCTGCTACAAATGGTGTTCTTGCTACAGACTCACTTGCACACTTTGACACGAGTAACTTATCAGAAAGCGGAAACCTCTATTACACAGATACAAGAGCGAGAGGTGCTATTTCAGTATCGGGTGACCTTGCATACAACAGTGGAACAGGTGTTATCTCATTTACAAATGACGCTGGTGATATAGAATCAGTTGTTGCTGGAGACGGTTTAACAGGTGGTGGAACTAGTGGTGACGTTACTTTAAACCTAGACGCATCAGTTGCTGGTGACGGTCTTGCACATTCAAGTGGTGTTCTATCAGTCGGAGTAGACGATAGTTCAATCGAAACAAATTCAGACGCACTAAGAATCAAAGCAGGTGGTGTTACTAATGCCATGTTAGCAGGTTCTATTGCAAACTCAAATTTAGCAAACAGTGCAATCACAGTAAATTCTAATGCAGTATCACTAGGTGGTTCTGTAACTTTAGATACTGGTGACCTTGCAGAAAATGGAAACTTATTCCATACAACAGAAAGAGTTCAAGACGTAGTTGGCGCATTCGTAAGTGGAACTGGTTCAACATCAGTAACATATGATGACGCAGCTGGAACTATGGTAATTTCTTCAACTGGTAAAACTACAGAAGAGATTCAAGATATCGTTGGTGCAATGGTATCCTCAAATACCGAAAGTGGTATTACAGTCGCATACGAAGACGGTGATGGGACAATAGACTTTACAGTCGGAACACTTAACCAAAATACAACAGGTTCTGCCGCTACTTTAACAACTGCAAGAACAATCGGTGGAGTATCTTTTGACGGTTCCGCAAATATTGACTTGCCAGGTGTTAACACTGCTGGTACGGTTGATACTTCGGGAAATGCCGATACAGCAACTGCATTAGAAACCGCAAGAACAATCAATGGAGTTTCTTTTGACGGTAGTGCAAACATAACAACCTTAACAGCGGGAACAGGTGTTGGAGTTTCGGGAACAGCAGTTTCAATCGGACAGGCAGTTTCAACTTCAAGTAATGTTCAATTTGGAAACTTAGTTCTTTCAGGCGACTTAACAGTTAATGGTTCAACAGTAACCAACTCTTCAACAAATACAACAATCGAAGATGGATTGATTGAATTAGGAACAGGAACAACTGGAACCCCAGCAAACGATACAGGTTTTGTTATCGAAAGGGGTGACCTTGCAAATGCATTTATAGGTTTTGACGAAAGTGCAGATAAATTTACAATGGGTACTGGTACATTTACTGGTGCATCAACAGGTAACTTATCAGTCACTACAGGAACTTTAGTTGCGAATCTTGAAGGAAACGTAACAGGTAACGTAACAGGAAATACTTCGGGTACTTCGGGTTCTACAACAGGAAATGCCGCTACAGCGACTGCATTACAAAATGCTAGAACGATTGGTGGAACTTCCTTTGACGGAACATCTAATATTGCTATCGCATTAGCAAATACAGCAACCACGTTAGCTACATCAAGAACAATCAATGGAGTTTCTTTTGACGGTAGTGCAAACATTACTACCCTTACAGCAGGAACAGGTGTATCCGTATCGGGAACAGCAGTATCTATAGGTCAGGCAGTTTCAACTTCAAGTAACGTAACTTTTGGAACTCTGGCAAGTGGTGCACACACAATTACAAACGCAACTAACTCTGGCGGAACTGCAAGGAATGTATATCAATCAACTTCTGCCCCTACGGGTGGAGCTGGTGCGGTTGGTGACTTATGGATTTTATACTCTTAATTGAGTAAAACGGGATAATATAATATGGCTTCAGGCTCACAGAAGGTTAAGACACCTACAGGCTGGAACGCAACACAAGGTGCGTGGGTAAAAACGCCTGACGGGTGGAGAGCAGTAGAACAAATCTATGTTAAAACGCCTGACGGGTGGAATAACGCTAGTGGACAGGAGTCTGTAAGACAACCCGCTAGAAGACCAACAACAGGTCAACTTCAAGCACAGAGACCCGCTACTGGGACTCAACCAGCACAAAGACCCGCTACTGGACAATTACAAGCACAAAGACCAGCGACAGGTAGACTGCAAGCACAAAGACCCGCTACTGGACAAACACCTTATCCTGCTAGCGCACAAACTGCCTATCCTGCTAACGCACGTGGAAGATATCCCGCTAACGCACAATCACCTTTTACATATCAGGCAAGTGCACGTGGAAGATATCCTGCTAACGCTCAGAGTCCATTTACTTATCAGGCAAGTGCACGTGGAAGATATCCTGCTAACGCTCAATCACCGTTTACTTATCAAGCGCCCACAACTTATCAAGCGCCCACAACTTATCAAGCAAGATATCCGTTTACGTATCAAGCCTCATATAGATTCCCGTTTACGTATCAAGCAAGATATCCGTTTACGTATCAAGCGCCTACAACTTATCAAGCGCCTACAACTTATCAAGCAAGATATCCGTTTACGTATCAAGCAAGATATCCGTTTACGTATCAAGCTAATACAACGTATCCTGCTAACGCACGTGGAAACACAACGTATCCAGCTAATACAACGTATCCTGCTAATACAACGTATCCTGCTAATACAACGTATCCTGCTAACGCAAGACAACCGAATTCATCGAATTCACAGAATCCGTTTACGTATCCTGCTAACAGTCAGTATCAGTTTCAAGATATTAAACAGGGAGCTCCATCTCAGTTACCGCTTGTTTATCAGGCACCAGCAAGACAACCTTCCAGTTCCAGTAGCAGAGCTCCATTTACGTATCAAGCGCCTACAACTTATCAAGCGCCTACAACTTATCAAGCGCCTACAACTTATCAAGCGCCTACAAGATTTCCGTTTACGTATCAAGCGCCTACAACATATCCTGCTAACGCACGTGGAAGATATCCTGCTAACGCACGTGGAAGATATCCTGCTAATACAACGTACCCAGCTAATACAACGTATCCTGCTAACGCACGTGGAAGATATCCTGCTAACGCAAGAGGCCCAGGCACGTATCCTGCTAACGCACGTGGAACATATCCTGCTAATACAACGTACCCTGCTAATACAACGTATCCTGCTCAGGCAAGACAACCTAGTACATATCAGGCAAGATATCCGTTTACTTATCCTGCTGATGCAAGACAACCTAGTACATATCAAGCGAGATATCCGTTTACTTATCCTGCTGATGCAAGACAACCTAGTACATATCAGGCAAGGTATCCGTTCACATATCAAGCAAGACAACCTAGTACGTATCAGGCACAACAACCTTATCCGTATCAGCAGAACTATCAGAACCCGTACCCGTTCCAGCAGAACTATCAGAACCCGTACCCGTTCCAACAGAACTACCAGTTCCCGTATCCGTTCCAACAGAACTATCAGAACCCTTATCCGTATCAGCAGAACTATCAAACTGCCGTGGATAGATGGGACGGTGTACTACAACAACAGTGGCCAGCAACACCTATTTCTTAGTCACTAAATACTAGAACAAACTTCTAGTGAATACATTATGGAAAATATTGAAAAGAAATTAAACTTTACACCCATGCGTCTTGATTGGACAAGAGAAAACGTGCGTCAACAAGTTTTCTTTAAAGGTGGTCATCATGTTGGTCATATCAAAGTTAATGCAGACGGTAGCTTTGACAAAGACGGTCATGCCTATAAAACAATCAAATACCTACTTGAAAATCATTACTGTCCCGATGTAAAATTGGTTACTTGGGCTGATATCAAAGAGTCTAAGTTTATTGAACTAGATAATTTCGGTCTAAATTACCAAGCGTCTTCTTATTTGAAACGTATTCCCGACTACTATACAGCTGGTGCAAATATGGGATACTGTAACACCAAGACTGATGAGAGTGAAACTAGTTCGGGACATGCTGGTTCAACATTTTATCATGGGTGCAAAGGACACTGGTTACTACATGACATTCAAAAGAATGGATTGAATCAACCCATACAATGTGGTCTTCAAAAATTAGGTGATACAGGTAAGTATGGAACTCATGTTCACCCAGGCTCAGTAAGACAAGGAGTTTTTGGTGCTACAGATAATGAAGAAATGGAAATCATTGTTTGGGACGCATATAATGCCTTCGATTGGATTAAACCCATGGAAATTGATGAATGGATTTCTATCTTCTGCCGTCCACAATTCAATGGAGAAATACCTACAGAAATAAGTGTTTGTTATTCATATTTAAATATTGAACTACAATGCAGTGGTGCACATAAAGAACTTGCAACACAAGAAAACATAGAGTACAATTGGAGAAATGAAGTTAAATCATTCTCTAAAAAAGTATCTAAGTTATTTAACGGTAAACCGTTATCAGTGTACATTGGATATGACTCTCGACATGACGGTGTAGAAGAAGTACAAATAAAATCTCACATACAAGCTATGACGAGAAACGTAAAAGAAGAAGACACACGATTCATTCCCGAATTCAAATTACTTGACATAAGTAAAATACCCGAATATACTAGAGAGTATGCAAACCAGTCTACTGAATTTACATACAGTAGATTCTTAATTCCATATTTGGAAAACTATGAAGGGTTCAGTATGTTCATAGATAATGACTTTATATGGCAAAAACCATTTTGGGAAATGTTCTATTTCCTACACCCCGACAATGCTGTTGCATGTGTTCAATATGATTATGAATTAGAAAAAATGTCTAAAACTAAAATGGGGGGTGAGGAAAATGTTATGTATCCAAAAAAACTTTGGTCAAGTTTAATGTTCTTTAATAATGCACATGAAGATTGTAAAAAACTAACACCCGAAGTTATTAATACAGCGACAGGTCAATACCTACACCAATTTGAGTGGACAGATGCTATTGATAGAATACCCGATAAATATATTCTAACAGAAGGCATGTCTGATGATGAAAAAAGATATCATGCGGTTCATTACACTAGAGGTGGCCCATGGGTAAAGGATATGGAAGTTGAAGAAATCAAACATCTAGAAGTGTATAATAAACACAATAAATAAAAGAGAGGAACTATATTATGATAAAAAACGCACTAGTATTTACCGAAGATAACAATCTTCACATAACCAAACCAAACGGTTTGAGATATCAATTTGAAAACGTAGACAAACCAAATCTTGGTTTTGACTTTGACGTTGTTGTCTATGACAACGAAGAGTTTAAAATTGTTAAGTATGACGATACCAAACATTTTGATGAAAATAAACGTGAACCACTTACTGATACCGATAGAGACGCTATCGAAACATATATTAGTAATTCCGAACCGCCAACAAACGTAAATTTAAATAATCAAATTATTGACGAATTGAATGAAAATATTTACAGAAATATCGAAGAGATGGCACAACAGTGGAGATTCCGTGATTTCAATGAAACTATTTACGCTGGACGTGAGGGGTCTAATCACCCATTTAGGTCTGATGCAAGAACTGTAATGGAATATGCAGACTCAGTAAATGTTATTCTTGTTCAAGTTATGGACGAAATAGTTGCAACAAGAGAAGACCATTTACGTGACTTTGATTATTACATTAACCAATTTCCACAACCAACCAATCCGAATCTGGCTCTGTAATGAATTTTGTCTATCATGATGAACCTTTTAAACTAACAGGGGAAAACTTTCCTTTTGGCATGAAGACTGTTCACGTGGTTGACAATTTTCTTGGGCCAGAACTTCATAAATTTTGGAATGATTCTCTTGTCAATTCTAATATGTGGTCTAAAACAAATCAAGTTGGTTCAAGAAGTAAAACGGGGTTACCCCACCACAGTTTTTGGGGCGGAACATTTTTTAGTGGAATGCATCATAACAACGGTAAGAAAGATATCCCCGCCGAGACCGACAACTCTAATACATATTTTGCTGAATTCTTTAATAGAAAATGTGAAACAGACTTTGGGTTTAGGTGGTTAGACTTTGACTACATGGGTTTAAATTCACAGACACAGGGACTTGATGGTACAAATCATGTTGATTGTGAAGACAATAAAGACTGGAACTTATCATTTCTTTGGTATATCAATACATTTTGGAACCCTAATTGGGGCGGTGACTTACGGTTTTATGAGTTTAATGAGGGGGGTGGAGTTGGTGATAGTATGGATAAGTTTGAAGTGGGTAGAGTAGAATTTAAACCAAATCGTCTTTTACTATTTGACGGTAGAATACCGCATGGTGCTGAAGCACCAAAACCTAGTGCAAGATATATAGACCGTAGGTCTGTGGTATTAAGGGGTTCGGAAATAGAACTTTATAATCACAATAAAAAACGAGAATATCCTAATAGGAAAACAGTCTTTAATAGAATGTATGAGTGGGGATTAGGATAATGCCAACTATAGAGTTTAATACATATTCACCTAACGCTTATGAAAATTGGAGACCCACACCAGCAAGTAAAATGTTACCCGAATGGTGGAAGAATTCTAAGATACATAGTATACAAAACGGTCAACCCACAATATCTTTAAGAGCATGTCCAGCTATGCATGATTGGTTGGCGACAGGATATTATATTGTTGCTAATAGAGATATACATTGTATATTTGACCCTAACTCAAAAAGTGGTGGTCATTGGACATCAATGACTCTGCCAAGTGAGGAAGACCCCCAACTTCAAGGTTCACCTACCCATGCGTCTGAACAATTAATGGGTGATAACTTTTCATTTCATAGAAAGGACGGTGTAGAAAAACCGTTTGATGCATTTAAGTTTAGAGTTCCTTGGTATGTTACAACTCCGCCAGGCTATTCATCTTTGTATCTAGACCCATTTTTACATCAGAATAAATACGTTAGGACATGGCAAGGACTTATGGATACAGACATGTTTAATACGCAAGCGGATAACGGACAGATAATTATGTACCCACAAGTTGACCATAGTTTTGTCATAAAGAAAGATACACCTGTAGTACAAATTGTTCCTTATAGAAGAGAACAGTGGGTCGCATCTTATGGAGTTAAGGACATAAATGTTTTTGCTACGGAGAGTACTGAAAAGACAAGTGTTTACAAAAAACAAAGTATCGAAGCACATTGCAGAGAAGAAGGTGACGCAGCTGCGCCAGACAATCAAATCCCAGGCGGGTTTTACAGGAAATATATGTGGACTAATAAAAACAAAGAATTTAAAGACGCACCAACCGAAGAGTGCCCATTTGACCCTAAGACAGGTGAAATGAAAAAAGACTTTAAAGACAAACAACGAGAATTGACAGATTTGAACTGGGACGGTTCGGAGTCTGAAAAAATTGATAGAGAATAATTATGAGCGTTAGATTATTATTTCCAACTTACATATTCCACAGGAATTTTTTAGACCCAAATCTAAATGAAGACCAAGGATATGATTTGGAATACAACCAAATGTTGATTGAAGAAATAGACGCAATGCGTCAACGTGACCCTGTAGGTAGGAGTGTATCTAATGCATCTACGCCTAGTGAAATAGGTCAAGGTAGATGTGGTTGGCAGTCTAAAGACGGTTGTGAGTCTAGTCCAGTTTTTCAAAAATGTATGAATCGTATCTCACGTATGTTTGGTGATGAAGTATTACCGTTCTTTGGTATACCACCTACTCAGTTAAAAATGAAAGCAGGAAACTCTTGGGCAAACATAAATGAAAGGGGTTCTTGGAACAGACCACACTTACATAACGGTTGTTGGTTTTCGGGAGTTCTCTATATAAAAGCAGACGGAGATGAAGGTAACTTTGAAGCAATAGACTGTATGCCTAAAGTAGTATCAAACTTTCCTGGCCACCAAAGAATGTCACCCAACTATTCCGTTGCACCTAGAGTGGGAGATATACACTTATTCCCTAGTGGTCTTATGCATATGGTTGAACCCAACTTCACAGATAAAGAACGATATAGTATATCTTTTAATATGGATATGCAAGACTTGTTGCTACGGGGTGGGGGAGTATTCGGTCAAGACTTTAGTTCGCCAGATTACAATGCTAATGAATTTACATTTGATATAGATGGGAACGGTAATCCAATAAGATAATTTCATAAATAAACGTATGGAAAACGAACTATTAGCAATCGATGCACACATCATATGGAACATCATACTTACCTTCATACTAGCACCACTTGGTTTTTTGGTACGTTCAGTCTTATCAGAACAAAAACGACTTGATATTCTTATCAATAAGACACGAGAAGAGGTTGCTAAGGATTATGTAACACGTGAACAACTATCTAAAGAACTAGAGAGACTCATAGATACTTTAGACAGAATCGATAATAAAATAGATAATCTACAAAGTAAGACATACTTCCAGCAATAAAAGTTATAAATAGTAGTATTAAGGGAAAATACTATTATGGCCGCACCAAATTCTAAAGACACATTTAAACAGTATATCAAGAGAGCGCTTGGAGCTCCAGTCATTGAAATTAATATCGATGACGACCAACTGGACGATAGAGTAGATGAAGCTCTTCAATACTTTCGTGAATATCATTACGAGGGTTCAATTAAGTGTTATCTAAAACATCAAATAACTCAAGCGGAAATAGACTCATTTAAAACTAATGAAAGTCACAGTGCAGCTACAACTGGAACTCAAGCAATTGCAGGCCAAACATATGGTGAAGGTAAAAACTACATAACACTACCCGAACATGTGTTAAGTGTTTTACAAATATTCCCGTTCTCAAGTGGAACAACTTCTAACATGTTTGATATTCAGTATCAGTTAAGACTTAATGACTTGTGGGATTTAACATCAACAAGTGTCTTATATTATTCACAAGTTCAATCACACCTTTCAATGTTAAATGACATATTAGTAGGTCAGATACCTATAAGATATAATATGCATTCTAATAGATTGTATATTGACTACGATGCTAGCAAATTAGTTGCTGGAGAATACATTATTATAGAGTGTTATAGAAAAGTAGACCCTAATGATATGACTGATATCTATGATGACATGTGGTTAAAAAGATATGCAACTGCTTTAGTTAAATATCAATGGGGACAAAACTTATCTAAGTTTGGTGGTATTGCATTGCCTGGCGGAGTTACACTTGAACCCGATAGCATTAAGACAGAAGCACTTGAAGAAAGAACTAGATTGGAAGAAGAATCAAGATTAAATTACGAAATGCCAGTTTTAGATATGATGGGGTAATAAATGCCAACTAACGTATTTTTTAACCATGCAGTAAATTCCGAACAACACCTTTATGAGGATTTGGTTGTTGAGTCTTTGCGTATGTATGGTCAAGAAACACTATACTTACCAAGACAGATAATAGAAGTAGATTCTGTTCTTGATGAAGACGTGCAGTCAAGATATGGCGATGCGTATTCAGTAGAAATGTATATTGAAAACCCCGAAGGTTTTGAGGGTGAGGGTGACCTCATGTCAAAATTTGGTGTGGAAATACGTGACCAAGCAACATTTGTTATATCTGTAAGAAGTTGGGATAGATTCGTAGCCGCTGATACCAACCTTGCAACCTCATTGAGACCTAATGAAGGCGATTTAATTTACCTACCTCTTAGTGGTTCACTGTTTGAAATCAAATTCGTAGAACATGAAATGCCTTTCTATCAAGTAGGTAAACTATTTGTATTTAAACTACAGGCAGAACTATTTGAATATGCTGGAGAAGATTTCGATACTGGTTCGTTTGCAGACTTAGTGGAACAAGAAGCTGCTTATAGAGTTGATTTAAGAATGAATGGTGTTGGTGCATTTGAAATAGGTGAAAGCGTATCTTTAAATGGAACAGTTGTTGGAGAGGTTGTAGGATTCAGTACAGGAGTCACACCAAATCAATTAGAACTTATACATGTCACAACGCCTTTTAAAGTCAATGATACTCTTGTAGGTGTTACTTCCCTTACCTCAAGAAGCATAGCTAGTATAACAGATACCATGACTATGAGTCAAGACGGAAATGCACAGAACTTAGACTTTGAACAGAAGGCAGATAACTATCTAGACTTCTCAGAAACAAACCCATTCGGTGAGGTTACATAATGTTTGGAACACATTTCTATAATGAAACAATAAAACGAGCGGTATCAATATTCGGAACTCTGTTTAACAACATTGACGTTAAAGATATCAAAGCAGACGGAACTGTTTTAAATATACGTAAGGTTCCTATCAGTTATGGGCCGAAAGCAAAGTTCTTAGCAAGATTAAATTCAGAAACTGGTCTTAATGACGGTATGAGAAGTGCTATTACTTTACCTAGGATTGCATTTGAGTTGGCAGGATTTGAATATGATGTTAGCAGACAAAATAATAAGTTAATCCGAAACACAAAAAACACAACAGAAGTTGACAAAGTAAATAGAAAGTTTCAATACGCTCCTGCCCCATACAATTTATCTTTCAATCTTTCCATAATGTCAAAAACTATGAATGACGCATTACAGATTGTAGAACAAATACTACCATATTTCCAACCCGACTATACAGTTACAATGAAAATGATTGACGATATGACGGACTATAGAGACGTTCCAGTTATATTGGAGTCTATTGATTTTGAAGATACCTATGAAGGTGGGTATGATGAAAGACGAATAATCACATATAATCTATCTTTTAAAATGCAATTGTTTTTCTTTGGCCCAGTTTATCAAGGTAAAGTTATTAGAAACGTTATTGAAAGGGATTACATAGGTGACGGTAACGCAGCTTTCACAACTTCGGAGATTACTAATGCTGGTCTTATTAAAGAAGTCAAAGCATATGAACCTGCTTTTGGAAACAAAACAAATACCGCAGTAACTGATTCCTCAACAATTGTATTTTCTACCGCACTAGATAGTAGTATATCAATTTCGGACGAAGTGTTTGGAACTAACCTTTCAACTAATCCAACAGTTGCTTCTATATCAAGTGACAGGAAAACTATAACAGTAAGTAATAATGTTACTATAGACGCATTGACAAACCTTAAGTTTGTTGGTTCGGTAAATCCAAATGATACATTTGTGGTAGCAGAAAACGTGTCTTTCTATGACGATGGAACAAATAAGACATATACAGATAACCTAACAGATGATGCATAATTATGAAAGAAACAGTAGACAACAAGTTAAATGACCTGTTAGATATTAACACGTCCATTAAAAAAGAAACTAAAGCCGTCCCTATGGTCAAACCCGTAAATAATCGGGAGCAGAACATAGAGACAGACTACAAGTATGCTAGAGAACACCTCTACGACCTCATAGAGCGGGGCCAAGACGCTATAGACGGTATCCTAGACCTATCTAAGGAAACAGAACACCCACGTGCCTACGAGGTTGCAGGCCAGTTAATTAAGACCGTTGGTGAGACTGCAGAAAAATTAATAGACCTACAAAGTAAAATGAAAAAATTAGAAGCAGATGATTCTAAACCGAATACACAACATAATCATCTTTACGTTGGGTCAACAAGTGAACTACAAAAGTTCCTAAAGAAGAGTAATGGTTCAAGCGAGAAATGAAGGTTATCTAGGCAACACGCAGATTAAACGTGTTGGCATAGAAACCAAATATACCGAAGAAGAAATGGCGGAATACTTAAAGTGTTCTAAAGACCCTTGCCATTTTATTCAAAGTTATACACAAATTATTTCCCTAGATGAGGGTATGGTTCCGTTTAAACTTCGTGGGTATCAAGACAAGTTAATCAATCACTATGACACGAACAGATTCAGTGTCGTTCTTGCATCAAGACAAAGTGGTAAATCAATCACTTCTTGTGCATACCTTTTATGGTATCTCTTGTTCACGCCAGAGGTCACAGTAGCGGTTCTTGCTAACAAAGGTGCAATCGCAAGGGAAATGATTGCACGTATTGTAACCATGTTAGAATCAGTTCCATTCTTCTTACAGCCAGGAGTTAAGATTTTAAACAAAGGTAATATCGAATTTGGCAATGACAGTAAGGTTGTAGCAGCTGCGACTTCTAGTAGTTCAATTCGTGGACTTTCTATTAACATGCTATACCTAGATGAGTTTGCATTTGTAGAAGACGCAGAGACATTCTATACTGCAACATATCCCGTAGTAACATCGGGTAAAGATTCAAAAGTTATTATTACTTCTACCGCTAATGGTGTGGGTAATATGTTTCATAAAATATACGAGAGTGCTGTACATGGACAATCAGAATACAAAGACTTTACCATTAACTGGTATGACGTGCCAGGCCGAGACGATGAGTGGAAACAACAAACAATTAACAACACATCAGAGGCCCAATTTGAACAAGAGTACGGAAACTCGTTTTTGGGAACTGGTAACACTCTCATTAACTCCAATACTTTACTTGGGTTAAAAGCATGGGAACCCGAATGGAGTAAAGAAGATTTTTATATGTATAAGAGACCCGAAGAGGGACATTCTTATGTTATGACAGTAGACGTTGCAAAGGGTAGAGGAATAGACTACTCAACGTTTAGTGTCTTTGACGTATCTACCAAACCATTTGAACAGGTAGCAACGTATCGAAACTCATTAATATCCCCTTTGTTGTACCCCGACATTATGGCGAAGTACGGAAGGGCATATAATGACGCAACAATTATTATTGAGAACAATAATGAAGGTTCAATTGTAGCGTCACAATTACATTATGATTTAGAATATCCAAATGTTTTTGTTCAAGGACAATTAAAAGCAGAAGATATTGGTGTAACAATGTCCCGAAAAATTAAAAGAATAGGGTGTTCTACACTAAAAGAACTATTAGAAGAGGATAGATTAGTATTAAAAGACAGGTGGACTATCACTGAGCTCATGACTTTTGTAAATAAGGGTAGAAGCTTTGAAGCGGATAGAGGTTATCATGATGATATGGTAATGACTTGTGTTTTATTTTCGTGGTTTGTTACTACAGACTACTTCTATCATTTAACAAATTATCAAGTCAAAGAGTTGTTATACTCAGAACAACAGAAACTTATCGAAGAAGATATGTTGCCAGCAGGGATTTTTGGTGGACAATCGGATATGGAAGAGTCTTTTGTAGATACTCAAGGGGATAGATGGTATGTTGACCCCTTAGAGAATATAAAGTTATAAATAAAACAGTAAACAACTTTTGACATTAACAGGAGAAAAAGTATGGCATTTCAAGTATCACCAGGCGTACAGGTTAAAGAGATTGACCTTACAAATGTTGTGCCTGCAGTATCCAGTACAACTGGAGCAATAGCGGGAACATTCCAATGGGGCCCTGTTGATGAAGTAGTAACAATTTCAGACCAAAAAGGGTTAGTAGAGACATTTCATGAACCTGCTAACAATGACGGTGGTGCAGAAGACTACTATTCAGCTGAAGGATTCCTTAGATATGGGTCTTCACTTAGAGTAGTTCGTATTCCCACAACAGGATTGTTTAGTGCTAATTCAGCTGGTCAAGGAACAACATTACTTAAAACAGATGACGATTATGTATCAACCTATAGAGACGGTTCTCAAGCGAGTACAGTAGGTAGATGGATAGCCAGACATGCTGGAGTTTTAGGAAACTCAATCAAAGTATCAGTATGTAGCAGTGCAACCGCATTCTACACTAATGATGCAGAAGGAACATCGGGAAATAACTCAATTGGAGCTACTTCTATTACAGGAGTTACCAACGCAACTTCCGCTTTCCTAGTCAGAGATATTATCACATTTGATAATCACTCACAAGAATATAGAATTACAGCCGCTTCGGGTACAACACTTACCATTGAAGCAATAAATCAACCCGCTGGTACTGGTCTAGTAGCAGAAGTTGACGGTAGTTCAACAGAAGTACAAATTAATAGAAAGTGGGAATTCCACGGATTCTTTGATAAAGCTCCAGGCACATCTGCAAGTGCAGCCGCTGTCGGTGCTTCATTAGACGAATGTCACATAGTAGTAAGTGACGAAAACGGTGTTTGGAGTGGAACAAGAAATTCTGTTCTAGAAACATACGCATTCGTATCCCTTGCAAGTGACGCTAAAGATGCTCAAGGTGCTTCTAACTACTATAGAGACGTTATCGCAAATAAATCCCAATATGTATACTGGGCAGGTCACTCAATAGGAGATGACGCTTCACCAGTAACGGGTTCACACGATACCGCAAACGAACATAGAACATTAGCTCAGGCAGTTTCAGACGCTTTCGGTGTTACTCCATTACCCGTCAGTGATTCACTGAGTGGTGGTGCAAATGGACGTATGCCAACAGCTGCACAGAAATACGGTGCATGGCAAGACCATTATGCTGACGCAGAAACTGTAGATATCTCTTTCCTTATCGTAGGTTCTTCAAGAACTGATAACGGTAGTGGAACAGACCAAGATATCCTTGCAGACTGGACTACAATTTCCAATCAGGCAATCTTACTTACCGAAGCAAGAAAAGACTGTATGGCAATCATGTCGCCAAGACGTGGTGACGTAGTCAATGTTCAAAGCGAATCAGCACAATCCTCAAATGTGGTTACTACCGCTAATACTGCAACAAGTTCTTCTTATGCAGTAATTGACAGTGGTTGGTTATACATTTACGACAGATACAACGACAAATACTGCTGGGTTCCTGCTAACGGACACACTGCTGGTATTATGGCAAGGTCTGACTTACTACGTGACCCATGGTTCTCACCTGCTGGTTTCTCAAGAGGTCAATACCTAGGTGTAACTAAACTTGCATTTAACCCTTCACAATCAAGCAGAGATGACTTGTACAGTGCAAGAGTTAATCCAGTTGTTACATTCCCAGGCCAAGGAACAGTATTATTCGGAGATAAAACAGCATTATCAACACCTTCCGCATTTGATAGAATCAATGTAAGAAGATTGTTCATAGTACTTGAGAAAGCAATTGCAACAGCTGCCAAAGCACAACTCTTTGAATTCAACGATGCATTCACAAGAGCACAGTTTAGAGCTGCAGTAGAACCTTTCTTAAGAGACGTGAAGAATAGAAGAGGTCTTATAGACTTTACTGTTTTATGTGACGAAACAAACAACACTGATACGGTTATCGATAGAAATGAATTCGTTTGTTCAATATTCGTTAAACCGAACAGGTCTATTAACTTTATTACATTAAACTTTGTTGCTGCTAGAAGCGGTGTCGAGTTTAGTGAAATATACGGTGCGGTCTAAGGGAGAAATAAATGGCAACAATAGATGAATTTAAAGCGCAATTAATCGCTGGTGGCCCAAGAGCTAATAGGTTCAGAGTCTTTATACCAAGAACTGGTAATAAGATTGAATTCCTATGTCAAGCTGCACAGATACCTGCTATGACCGTAGGTCAAGTAACAGTTCCTTTCAGAGGAATGAACTTGAAACTTGCTGGAGACAGAACGTTTGAACCATGGTCAGTCACTGTAATCAATGATGTTGAATTCAGTGTAAGAAATGCTCTAGAAGCATGGCAGTTAGAAATCAGTCAACTTGATTCAGGCATCGGTGCAACAAATAACGATTACTTGTTATCACGTGCATTCGTTGAACAATTAAACAAAGATGACTCCGTCCTAGCGAGATACGAATTCTTCAACATGTTCCCTCAAAATATCGGTGGTATTGAACTGAATATGGGAACTGCTGACGAGGTTGAGACTTTTGAAGTTTCATTTGACTATTCTCACTGGGAAAGAGTCATTTAAATAAAGTGAATTACAACCCTTTTAGGGTGGTATAAATATTAGTATGGAAATATTTGGGTTTGAAATTACTCGTAAACAAGACGAGTTACGAAGTTTAGAGGTGTCTAAGGCACCTTCATTCGTGCCACCTGTAGAAGATGACGGTACACCCGTTATCCAACAACAGCCTGGTGGGTTTGTATCGGGTGGAGCTTATGGTTCCTATATCGATATGGAAGGCGGTATAAAGAATGAGATTGGTCTCATTACAAGATATCGTGAAATATCCTTAATACCCGAATGTGATTCGGCAATTGAAGATATAGTTAATGAGTGTATAACATCTGATTCACAAGATAAGATTGTTTCACTCGACCTCAGAGATGTTAAACTATCTGAAAGCATTAAGAAAAGAATGCATGAAGAGTTTAATCATATTCTTGCTCTAATGAAGTTCAATCAGAACTCTCATGAACTATTCCGAAAATGGTATGTAGACGGTAGAATCTACTTCCACAAAGTTGTTGACTCAAAACGTCCCAAAGCTGGTATCGTTGACCTAAGAAGCGTTGACCCTCTTAAAATAAAGAAGGTTAGAAATGTTATCAAAGGCAAAGGTAAAGGCAATGTTGACGTAATTAAAAATGTTGAAGAGTTTTATGTCTTCAACGATAAAGGGTTTGACAAAGCTTCAGCGAATGACGGAACATCAGTGAAGATTGCTCCCGAAGCAGTATCATATACTACATCGGGATTACTAGATTACACGAAGAATGTAGTCATAGGTTATCTTCATAAAGCATTGAAGACTGCAAACCAGTTATCAATGATGGAAGATGCACTTGTTATCTATAGGATATCACGTGCACCCGAAAGAAGGATTTTCTACATTGACGTAGGTAACCTTCCAAAGGCAAAAGCAGAACAGTATTTGTCTGAGGTAATGAACAAGTATAGAAATAAACTTGTTTACAATGCAGACACAGGGGAAATCAAAGACGATAGAAAGCATATGAGTATGCTAGAAGATTTTTGGTTACCAAGACGAGAGGGTGGACGAGGAACAGAGATAACAACTCTTCCAGGCGGACAAAACCTTTCGGAGATAGAAGACATTGAATACTTTAAATCGAAGTTATATAAAAGTTTAAGTATTCCTGCTTCAAGAATGGAGTCAGATGCTGGGTTCAATTTAGGACGTTCATCTGAAATCCAAAGAGACGAACTTAAATTTAATAAGTTCACTAACAGACTTCAAAAGAAGTTTGCTAGAGTATTCGTTGATGTTTTAAGAACACAACTCATATTAAAAGAAGTTGTAAGTGGTGAAGAATTCGACAAGTTATGTCGGGACTTTATATCTTTCGACTTTGCAAGTGATAATCATTTTGCAGAATTAAAGGACGCTGAAATAATGCGTGAAAGAATTGAAACTCTTTCAACGGTAGATGAGTATGTTGGCAAGTATTATTCAAACCAATACATACGTACTAACATATTAAGACAAACCGAAGAAGAGATTCAGTTAATGGACAAACAAATCAAAGCCGAAGAGGGTAACTCCGAAGACGGTGATGAAGAAAGTGACGAATTTGGAGCATAATAAATATGTCAGAAATAGCAAAGAAAATCGTTAATGAAATTGAAGCAGGGAAGTTGCAAGACGCCAAGCAATCAATTGAAGACGGTATTAAACAAGCGTCTGCTCAGGCAGTCGATATGAAAAGAGTGGAAGCGCAAGTTGACTGGATGAATGTAGAATCCGAATCAACCACTGAGGAAGCGTAAGAAATGAAATCTTTTTCAACTGTGTCAAGAGAACTTTATGAGGCAAAATTTAAATTGCCAAGAAGACATAAAGAACTTAAACTTGACAGTATTAAAGCAGGTGGAAAAAATTATTCTATTACTTACTCTCAGATGGGTAACGAAGTCTATGCATTTGTAAACGCAAATGAGACTGGGCCTTATAATGATTTAAAGGATGCAGAGAAATCTGTAAAAGAACTATCCAAACTTTTCAAACAAATGAATTTTGAAGGGGTAACAGAAGAGGAAATTTTCAATGAAATTAATTTCAGAGTATAACGAAGCAAAACCATTAATCGAAGCAAAAGATAATGGTAAAAAAGATTACTTTATCGAAGGTGTCTTTATGCAAGCGGACATTAAAAATCGTAACGGAAGAGTCTACCCCAAAGAGATAATGAAAAAAGAAGTAAACCGTTACATTAAAGAATTTGTAAATGAACAAAGAGCATTCGGTGAGTTAGGTCACCCCGAAGGCCCGACAATCAACCTAGACAAAGTGTCTCATATGATTACTGAATTATATGAAGACGGTACTAACTGGGTTGGTAAAGCTAAAATCCTTAGCACACCAAATGGTAATATTGTAAAAAATCTTATCGATGACGGTGCTAAACTTGGTGTATCTAGTAGAGGACTTGGTTCGTTAGAACAAAAGTCTGATGCACAGTACGTCAAGAGCGACTTTCAATTAGCAACTGCTGGTGACATTGTCGCAGACCCATCTGCTCCCGAAGCCTTCGTAGAAGGAATCATGGAAGGGGTGGAATGGATTATGGAGAATGGAATCTTCAAAGCAGTCGAAATGGAAAGCATGAGAGACCAATTAAAGCGCTCAAAGAGTGCAAAACTTGAAGAAACTAAAATAAATCTATGGAAAGAGTTCGTTAAGAACTTATAACATATAAATAAAAAAGTAAACTCAAACAGGAGAAAAATATGGCAGAGTTAGATACAAACCACGATGAGCTATTAGAAGCAGGACAGCCTGACGCTAAAGCTGAGAAAGGTGATAAAAACCCGCCTAAGCAAGGTTCCAGTGATGCCGCTAAAATTGAAAGCGGAAAAGCTGAAGTCGTTAAACCCGAAGAAAATCCTGTTGACAAA